CGACCACCTAATTGCCCTTCGGTTTTAATACCCAATATCATGGGGGATGTTATACGATGCGCTGTTAATATCTTTTGCTGAACCATATCGTTTAACTGCATATAGTATTCATCAGTTCCATTTGATTGTATTGGCTCTATTTTGGGTGCATTTTCAGGTGAGTCCACATCCATATAAATTAAACTACCTGCGTTATTTGTCCCAGCATATTGGTTTCTTAGCATTGACTCGATTTCCATGCGCTGGTCTGGGTCAGCATTTAAGAAGGTTGTTATGGCCAATGATGGCGTTAAACCATTCCTTAAATTGTTAGCATGAAAATTATCCGTTTCAATGTCTACCTCAATCACCCTCAGAGCACCTGCATAGTCTGGGAGTGGGTAGTATTTTTGACCAGGCTTATATGGGTTGTAAACATATAATTGCTTGGGTTCTTCAAATGCCCTTTTGGGGTTAAAAGTTGGGAGGAAGGGCAGCTCTTCAAAGGTGCCGGCGCTTTGATACTTGTTATAAATCCCTCCTCCAATGCCGTATTTGTATTTTTCAGCCCATTCATCGCTGATATAATAACCTGGTATTTTGCCACTTGCGGTCTTTTCTTTTGCTCTTATCCATGAGTAGTCTACATGATATACTTCACTTACTCTACTTCTGTCTTTTGACCATATCACCTCAAGCGCATATCCACCATATAATTTGTAATCTAATGCTATTTTCTTATATATGTCATTCCATGTTTCTTCTAAATTAGCATGGTCTAACATATGGGTATGCCCTTCATCACATACCAAGCCTTCGCCTATCACACCTTCAACTACCGCATTAACACAGGTATTATGTATGCTGGAGTTGTTGTATAGGTATATTAAAAACTCAGGAAAATCATTATACATCCCATATTTGTAAAACTCACCTGCATTTTGCTCTACCGGGAATATCCTATCATCAGCGTTTTGGCTGTAATTTATCTTACTAAACTTGTAATTTTGTTTTGCTTTTTCCATCTTATATAAATATCTTTAATTGTTTTTTGTTGTATAATATCCACGCTCATTTGGGGATATATAGCGCGTAAATGAACCACTTTCATTGGCAGAATAATAGTATGTAAATGAGCCGCTTTCGTTGCCTGATGCATATCTTGTAAAATTACCACCCTCATTTGCACTTACATAGCGCGTAAATGAACCTGTTTGATTGGCATCTACATAAGTAATAAATTGCGGGTCATTACTACCACTTACGAATATTCTTAGTGTATCAATAGGTGTATTTACAAATCCAGCCGAGTCCCAATTATAGTTTGCATCGTTCCAAGCTATACCACTACCATCCCATGTCAATAAATCAGCATCTGCATAATATGTATCAACTAAATACCACCCACTTGCAGCAGGTATATATGAGGCTGATATTTGCGTTATTAAATAAGGGGTATTTTGCGTTGATATTACCTCCCCAATTAGTTCAATAGCGTTTTGGTTATACTCTGATGACCCGCTAAAATAAATAGCTGTTGGCAAGACCGTTGGTGGCGCATCTGGCAACCAAGCTATTGTATTTATTTGCTGTGACTTATTTAAGAGCATATATTATATTCATTTTATCTGAACGATATTTCATACATTATGGGCTATAATTTGGGTTATTGAATGATATATCATACAGTTATATATTGCAAAAAAAAGGGGAGAGCTCACCACCCTCCCCCGATATAAACAATGAAAATAAAAAGTTTACGCTGGTCCGAATGCTGACCCGGTTTGTATGGTCAAGCCATTCAGCAATGCTGGTAACCCAGCATATGTGGATGCGGACAGGAACAACGCTGGTTCAGGTTCACGCGACACAAAGGTTAATGCGTATCCGTTTCTATCAGTAAAGCCGGTGCCTGATGCTCCAGCTGACGTAGTTAAGGTTACTCCATTATCTCTGCCCACATAAATGAACTTCGAGGTTGCATCTGTGTTGTTAGTCTCAACAATCATTTTGATATTTGGGTTGCCTGAGAGTAAACGAATTTGGTTACGAGTGGAAACTTGCATTTTGAAGAATACTGCGTTAGTAGTAGTTTCATATACAATAGTTCCATTTTCCGGTGTTACCGTCATCGTTTCAGCAAAATCGCTGGTTTCTCTGAACAATTCAAACTTAAAAAACGACCCGCTACCCGACAATTGGGTTATCAAGCCTTCGGTCGGTGCAACTACTGCTGTAACTGAACCGCTAAGGATAAAGATATTTTTGATTGACCCGATATTATCGCGGCAACCTAATGTATATCCTGATGTAATCTGACAAGGTGCTGGCATGTGTTTTCCTATTTAATTGTTAAGCTAAGTCGTTACTTACCCAGAACTCTGGATATGCTATGTTTACACCCATTTTAGTTGCTATCCTATGTCGCAAGGTATCCGTATTGATATCATACCACAATTGGAACTCACTAAAGTCTGAAAGTAAATCTGTTCCTACAACAATTTGTTTTGAAGGACCGAATACAACCCTATTTGAACCTTGCAATCCAGTTGTTCCTACTACCTTAACATTTGGTGAGAATGGGTATGCCATTTCATACAAGTTAGGACGGTTGGTTACTGCACCTGGATCGAAGTAGAAGTTGTTAGCGCTTCTTAATGCTGTGATATAGCTACGGAAGTTTGATACACTCATAAAGAATGTCAAATCTTCACGATTTGCTATATCAGCCGAAGAAGAGGCAATCATCGCATCCATCGTATTCAAAATGTTAGCTGGTGCTACTGATGTTACAGTCGAAGCAACTACCCCAGATGTTGAACCTGTGATAATTCTATTCAAACCTGATACATTACAAGTTCCACCGTAAGTAGAGGATGAACCACTAACTTGCTGCCATAAGAATAAATCGTTTGCTTTTTGGAATTGGGATACTAACAATTGCGAATACGCATCTGCTAATGCCCATGTTTCGTTGTATGAACCCTTACCGATTGATGAAATACCCAAATATTTTTTATCTAAGTCTTTCAAGCAAAGGGCATCAAATGATGTGCGAGGACATACTTCAATGTTTCTTTGTGAAAAGGTAGCTGAACCTGCAGCAGATGACACGCAAGTGGAGTTATTCATTGTAATAGAGACATCAAATAAATTGATTGGCTCTTGGAACTTAACGCCCTCTTGAACGGTCACATACTCTACGGTAGAACCACCATATACCATTTTTAATACAAGCTCACCTGCGAGCTGGTTATTAAAATCTGCTAATGCTGTTGTTACTAGTGCCATGTGTTTTTCTTTGTTTTAATTAGTTTGATTTTCTATTTTTGATTAACTCTCGCATCATTGCGTATCTTTTAACATCTACAATGTCATCTTCACGCTTTTCAAGTGAGAATGCTTTTTTAGCCGGAATGGTTTTTTCAGCGGCTGGTTCGGCGGACATCTTTTCCATTTTGGTTTTCAATTCTGCCATTTCTTTCTTAACGAACTCCATTTCGCTTTTGATTACCTCTGCGATAGCCTCTGCAATTTGTGGGAATGTAATAGTATCTTTTACTTCTTCACCCTCTGCTGCAAGTTTAACTACCTCTTCAGTAACCGGATTTGCATTTGGATTTGCTGATGTTTCAGTAGTAGTATTAGTTTCTTCAATAGCTGGGGGAGTTACTTGCGTAGCTAGCTCAGCTTCTTTTTCTAATTCTACAACGACACCACCTTCGGTTTTAATTTTAATTCCACCCTCAAGGATATGATAGCCATCTGGTGCTGCTAACTCTTGTCCTTCTGCGGTTCTGACTGTAACTGCTTTACCCAGTTCCAATGCTTCACCATCAAAAATAAGAGTAAAAGCACCATTAATGTCTTTAATCTCACCAAAAGAATGTTTCTCTTGCAAGTTGAAGTAACTTTTAACGAGTTCTTTTAATTTTTGTGTTGTCATGTGTCTTTCTCTTTAAGTATAAATATCATTTACTATTGGTTGGCAGCTTGCCTCTTACGAGCTAATATACGCTCATAACACACCTTTGTAAACGCTGGGGATGTATAAGTATTACCCGGCACATTACCTTTTAATTTTGCCATGCAATCAGCAAGTTCTTCTTGTGTTACGGACTCTATTTCGGCCATAGTATTATTTTTGATTTCTTCGTATGTCCTATATTGGTCTATATTGCTTTTCATAGTTTTGCTTTCATAAAAGTTATTGTAACATATTGCCAATGCCTGGTCTTGTGATTTACCTTCGGAGGTTAGGAACTCGGCACATCGGCCTACAAATTCATCTCTTGTTTCAGTTGCGCGTGGTGTAGGTATTGGCATGTCGTATATAAATATCAATTGGTTTTATATTTCCAAATAAAGTTTCCTGCACTTTTTGTTTTATTTTTTGCTACATTAGCAATATTGGTTACATTTATATTCAATGCTTTACCAGCATCACGTAAACTATACCACTCATTTATAAAATTACCATTTAAATCATATTGAAGTATAGGTGTATTTTTTGATGAAGCTTTAATTTTTTTACGATGTTCTTCAGTTTTGAGTTTGCCCGTTTTACTAATGCTAACTTTTGCTCGAGTTTCTACGCTACGAATTGCTCCCAAAGAACCTTCTCCACCATCAGTTTTATTTATTAGTGTTCCTAACCCCAAGTCCTTACGGCCATACAACTTAATAAACTCACGCTCTTTTTCTTGTGCCTGTTCCCATGTCAGGTCATCAAGCATAATATGCACCTTATACCCATGCTTTTGAACTATGCGCTTCCAATGATTACTTCTTTGCCTACTATAAGCGCGCTTTTCATCTTGTCCTATACCCACATAAAAAGGTGTGTTAGTGTCTAATCTGATATGTCTATATAATACTGCCATATGTTTCGTTTATTATATAACGCATAATATTGCTATTTAGTTCCCCAAAAGATTAAAATTCGTTAAAAAAGTTTATACTCTACCACCATTTGACCTATCATTCATTGGAGTACCAGCTAATCCACCGGCTCTACTTTCAGATAATAACTCAAATTTGCCATTATTAAAGGTGTACTTAAATTGCCGCCAGTAGTGTTTACAATTAACGCCACCTAAATACTTAAATATGTCATATGTGCTAGAACCACCTCTACCAAAGCCAGCATTTACTGATATAGAGGACATGGCATCAATATCCTCTTTTGTATAATACTTTTTCATACTCATCATTTGTTTACAAAAATCCCGCTCAGGTGATGGGCCTTCATATTTGTAAAGTGTTGTTTGTACACGCGGGTCTTTAGCCCAATCAGGAATTGCTTTTAAGGGGTCTGCATTTGCTGCAAATAATTCCGGTTCAGTATAACCATTTTGGAGTGCGTAATCTAATACTTTTTGTTTTATTTGTTCTTCTTTTGAAAATCCGGTTATTAATTGCTCAGTAAACCATCCTTCTACACTAAATCCTCGTATTTCACCCAGTTTTGCTTTTTCCCATATTTCTTCATTATCAATTTTATATACCCCCATCCAAGTTCCTTTTGGGTATTGTTTTCCATAATAATTTGATTTATCCCTTTCAGGCTCTTCTATTATCCAACTTTCTATCATTGAAACTCCTTCAACGGATACACCATCATGCTCTATATTAGAAGAATGTATAAATGGTGATTTCATAAACTTTTCTTGCAATTTTTTTATAGTTTCTTCGCTGAAAAAAACAAAATACTCTTCTTCATTTTCATCATCCCACCTACGAATAAGTTTATTTGGAATCATTACCGGCCCAAGCAATCTTCTTTGAGCATTTGTATAATCAGGTATTTCACCAACTTCCAATCCTAATTCTTGGGCAAATATATGCTTAAATACTAAATGCTCTATATCGTTAAATGAATAATCTTTATCTATTTCATTTGTAATTAGGGATGTTTTAAATTCTTCACCTGCTGCCCTTAATTTCTTTTCAGCCCAGGGTAATGCTTCAGGCCCTCCCCATAACATATAACTGATATATCCGCAGGCATTATAATCACCACGACCTCTTGCTAACTCGAAGCTATTTTTATGACGAATTAAAAAGCTTCTCATTCTCCTTATAGTATCTAATGTTAAATTCTCACCTCTTACTAATTGTTGTGCACGAACTTTACCAACCTGAGTAGCACATTCATTATCTATTTTGATATTTCTTTCAATACCTATTCTTGCGTTATTTCTAACTTTTTCTGGGTAATCATTATAAGTTTCAAAGTAATATTTTTGAGCATTGAAAGCATAAAAATCTTCTTCTACTGCTGGTTCTTTTACCAAAGATATTGCTTCAATTTCTACTGGCAAATTATCGTTTATTTCTAATTCTACTATTTTCATGTCTATAAATATCTTTAAAAGGTTCTACGATTATCCAGCGCTTGTTGAGCATCTAATCCACTACTTACATCATTTGCTACAACATAAGCCCGTATAGGTGTATTTGGATTTACAGGGGGAGCGGCCATAGCAGTAGAACCACCTGATGACATTGGAGTTGAACCACCTGATGATAAATTACCACCAAATTGCCCACCACCACTAAATTCACCACCGGTATTACTTACAGTCATTCCACCTACACCTGCTCCTCCTCCTCCTCCACCACCACCGGTACTTGTACTTGTATATTTTGTTTTTTTAATATTTGCTATTGTGGCTGCCATTTGTGCTAAAATCATTGCGGATAATATACCACCAACAACCGGTCCTGCTATTGGCCCTAATTGCCCTATGGCACTACTAAAAGCTTGGAAAGCTGAAGATATACCTGATGTAAGAGTATCTGCTATTCTTAATTTTTTCTGGTCCTCAAATGCTTTTCTTCTTTCTGCTTCCATTTTAGCATTCATCTGCTCTTCTAATGCTTCTCTTTGGGCTGCAGCCTGCTCATCAGTTCCTTGTATAGCATTTATTCTGGCACTGTATTCAGCTTCAATATTATTTAATCTACGTTCACTACTTTCTTGAGCAATAGATAATATACCCGATGTTACTTGATTTAGGGCCTGTAATGAAGCACCAATTGTTTTGGCGGCATCACTTTCAAAAAACTCCTTTAATTTACTGCTTCTTTCTTTTAATCCTTCATTTTGTAATTTAGTTATAGCATCTTGTATTTGTTTATATAAAAGGGTTTCCTGATCACCCATTTCCCTCAAAGTTTGTAATCTTTCTTGAAGTAATTTTATTTCTTGATTTCTTTTTATTTGGGCATCTATACCTAATAGTTGATTAATACGTTCATTTTTATCTTGCTCAGTTTTTATTAATTCTTGTTTTGCTTTTTCTTCTTCTTCACGTATTTTTTGGTTTCTTTCTCTAATTCTTTGTAATTCTAAATTATCATATTTTACTTCTATTTCCCGTTTTTTGGCTTCAAATAATTCTATTAAAGTCAATAAAGTTATACTATTTCCATTTGCTAATTTTTGTTGATTTTCATACCAAAAACCTAATTCTAGTAATTCTTTATCTCTACCTTCTTTATTAATAAGTGATAATTGCTCATTTAATGAATCTTGAAAATCTTTTTGTTTTTTGGCTTCTTCCAAAATCATTTTGGCTTCATTTGCTCTTTGTTCTGCATTCGCTTGTCTTTGTTTTGTATTATATTCTGTAATGTTTAAAGCCGCTTCTATTGATTTTGTTTCTGCATCTAAATAAAGTTTATAATATTCAGTATCTAATTTAATTAACTCATTATATTCATCAGTTACGATTTTATATCTTTCTTTTACTTCGTCTTTAGTTAATTTTAATGTATTATTTTGCTGATTTTTTAAAAGTAAATCTCTTTCTTTTCCTTTTTCTTCAAGTTGTTTTGTTATTTTTTCTTGTTCTTTTTTTACATTTTCCAAATTTTCATCAGCAATTGCTTTTTTTTCATTTAATAGTGTTCTTTCACTTGCTCCTCTACTTTTTAATCCTAAAATATATAAGTTATTAAATGAATCTATTTGCGACTGAGTTTCTTTAAAACTATCAAGTAAATCTTTATTTGATTTTTCTAATTTTTTATTTTCTTCCTCCGCCTCATCTGCTCTTTGGGAGTAAAGGAATAAAGCACCTGCTAATGCGGTTAAACCAACTACTACTGCTGTAATTGGGTTTCTAATCATAGCAGCAGTTAAAGCATTCCAAGCAGCTCTTGCTTTACCTAATAAACCAACTGAACTTGCCTGAGCAGTGTTATTGGCAGTTGTAGCAACAGTATTGGCAGCCGTTACAGCAGTTCCAGCCGCTTGTGCTTTTCTAAATAAATCTGCTGCTTCTCTTAATTCTTTGTATCCCTCAAATATTCGTTTAGTACCATCGGCAAATGCTATGGCTGATGTTGCTGCTTCCTGAAATTGTTTTTGTACTTTATCATCAACACCAAGTAATCCCATTAAACCTACCGTAGTTTCAACAGCACCACCCAATAAGTTAATAGCACCACCCAATGCTTTAATTCTACCTTCAACTACATCTAAGTTTCCAGTTTCAAAATTTATTCTTGCGGTTTCTTGTACCATTTTCTATCCTTAATAAGTTAAATCATCAATTCCATAACCACCACCCACATAATGAATATTCAAGGCTGCGGCAGGCCATAATGTACATACCTCACCATCATCTGTACCACTTTCTAATTTTGTTTGTACATCATCACTAAAAAAGCTTACATCAAAATATCCATCATTACAATCTATATCTGCGTCATCTACTTTTACTAACCATGAGTGTGACAGCATCTGGTATTGATTTTTATGAGTGAAATGTGATGTGTATGTTGAGTAATCAATCCTGTTCCCATTCTTATATAAAGTAAGTGCGATATTCGTGTTATTATACGACTTAGCAATACCGGTGCCTGAAAAATCAAATTGGTAGATGCCGGGATACTTAATTTTGATTCTACCCGCATCTTCCCTTATATTATAATTAAAGTTAGTAGTTCCACTCCAATCTATAAAAACACAGTTTCCTGCTTCTTCAACCGAAACAGATTCAGCTTTAATAGCCTGTAAAAAAGCATTTCTACGTTGCTCATTTGATTTACGAATTATTTTTTGTTGTGGTTGACCACTTGGAGAGTAGGTAGCGTGTATTTCAGCAACCTGATGTGGTTCATCTAATTTTAATTGTGTATTACCACTTGAACCATTTGCTGGGTAAAATAAATCATTACCACCTCTTTGAATGGTTATAGGATTGCAAGGGTCTATTCCTTCATCTGCCCAAAACATCATCGCCCTTCCCATGGCTTGAAAGTTATTACCCGAACCATCCATATCATCTAAATTAACGGTAATAGCTCCAGTTGATTGTTGATTTATCCAAAAAAGATATTTGTTTCTACCATTTTGTGTATTTAAATTTTCACTAAATGATCCTGAGTTCTCAATTATATATGGATACCTATTAAACCAATATGCTTCTTCTAACCCAGTAGAAGCCATTACATTCATTCCATAATATTCAGGTAATGTTTGGTAAGAAGTATAAGTATCAGCTAAATTATTTGGTGCTAAATTTAAGGAGTAATTAAATCTACCTATGAAATTAGTTTTGTATGATGAATCTATTAGTGAACCACTTACATTTAGAAGTATAACATTATTAGTTCGTAGTTGAGAATCATAATCATTTGATACTGTAGTCTTGATTTGGTTTTTTTCCCCGCCTGCAATTATCAAATTATTTATCCCACCCGAATCTACTGAATTATCATTAGAACCTATAATAGTTACATTATTAGTGGTTTCTGCTATTATGTTTTTATTTCCAGTGATTGTTATATTATCAACTGCACCCTTAACATCATTTTGCGCACCAACTACATTTACCCTTGAAGCAATCGGGTCAACATTATTAACACCTAATATAGTTTGCTGTTGATTTTGTGATTGTGGTGCAGTATTATCTTGTGTATTCCATATTACATTGGCACCTGTTGAGCCTGATGGGGCAATTGAAAAACCATCTTTTGAAGCAGGTAATAATAAATCGTTATAATTGTTTACTAAATTACCAGTTAAATCTTCATATTGCACATACCCACTATTTAAGAATGTTCTTGCTCTTAAAAAGCCAGGGTTAGCAGGGCCTGTGCCGGGTGTTATTCTACGTTGTGGATAAGTAGTTGTCCTCGCGGGGATTTTAATTAATTCTACTTCAGTATTTTGTGGGCGAGATAAATTGGCATTAACTATTTTATTAATTCTCCAATAATTACCCATTATGAAATATTGAGTATTTAATCTTAAATTAGCAATATCCAATGGCTTTAAATAAACATTACAAGTCATTTTTCTTGCATCTTCATCATATAAGGTGTTTATGTATGAACCCCAATATTTTGAATAAGCATCATTTGGTGTTTGACCATTTGAATATATTTGAAAATAAGGACTCCATTTTAAATTACCAAAATGCAAATCTTGCCCATTATTAAAATCTACTGGTGTTGATGTTAGAGGTGTCATCTGGTACCAATAAGATTGAGATATGGGTGTACCTAAATCATTTCTAAACCAATATTTCCCCCGGTTAATATTTAAGTTTTGGTCTATACCCAAAGCATCTTGTGGCACTATCCTTTTACCATTATCATATAATAAGCGTGGTTTGAATTGAATAGGTGTAGAAACTCCATTATCGTTTATATCACATAAATGGGGGATAATAAAAACGGTTGAATTTGGAATAGAAGCAATGGGTGTAGAAGCAAATGTTTTACCTATTCTTTTTTCTCCTCTTTGTGCTATATCACCATCAAAATCAAATACATAAGTTCCAAAATTATATCCATACCTATTTTTTGATTTAGCATCTTTATTATAAAAGTCTATATCATCCTCATCAGCAAATATAAGTGTTTTTTGTTGCTCACTTGCTGGGTGTGTTATTTCAAAATTAGTTCCTAAATCTACTTTACTACTCCAGTCTACTATACTACCTTGATTTACCCAATCTTGATAAGGTTCTATTCTAAATACCCGCCCACCATCAATAGGTTCAATAATTAAATTAAACTTATCAATTAAACCCTTCATTATATCATACGCCTTCATATCTTTAGGGAATTGTGCTCCCATATTGACATTATATCCACTTGCTATTGCTGAAGAATCAACCCTAATATAAGTTGTATAAGCACCACTATTTACATTTGGAACACCCGCTGGATTATAATTTACTGAATTACCACTTGCTGAAATATATTGTGTGCTTAAAGCCGGGCCTGAAAATCCTAATTTAAATTCTAAATAATCAGTTGCATCTAAATTTAAAGAAGTATTTAATGAAATAGAGCTTGTTTGCTGTGGTTGATATTGGCGATTTGTAGCAATGGGTTGTAGAGAACCATTTTTATAAATGTTTAAATCTACATGATGTGATATTCCACTTGTATATGGTGCCCAATTTTGGATAAAAAATACTGCGTTTACTGTTATATTATATAACCCGGTTGTGGGTGCGGTAAATACATCAGTTCCTAAATTATATCCTGTTGAATTATTGAAATAATAAGTATCTAAATTTAATAATTCTTCACTATTTACAGCAATTGTGGGAACGGTAGAAGAAGAAGCATAAGCCCATATAGATTGTGAAACTGGGTTAAGTTGTGCTGGTCCTAATTGATTATTAGTTGATGGAAGTATGTAAAGATTATTAAAGTATGAACTATTAAAAAATGAGGATGTATATGTAAAATTGGAAGCAGAGAATATAGTATCAACAACCGCCTTTGCCTTTATAGCAGGTTTAAAATCCCAAATACGAAGTGGTTTAGTATATGAATCAATTGTATTGGTAGTTGAAATATTCCAACCTGAAAAAGCATATTGTGGTGATGTCGTGTCGGATGGGTTAATACCATAATTTACATGCGGATATTTTATATCACCATTCGATATTGAATTATCCCAGCTTCCGGTAATATTATTGTATGTAAAATTGTGATTATATTTACTCCAATCTAAAAATTGTAAGTTTAATTGCTCTAATTGTGTTTTTAGGGATATTGTATTATTTACTATTCCTACATTATATTGGGAATATCCATCATTTGAAGTTATTATGCTTTTAAAATATATCTGCCCTTCAAATATTATAGCACCATTATTTAAGATTTGGCAAGGATAATATGATATAATAGGATTGGTAGCAACTGAACCAGCATAATCTAATGTGCCAAAAAACTCACTTATATGATTACCTAATTTATAATATGATGGTGGTGATGTAGAAGTATCTTCAACTCCTTGAGAGGTGCTTTCTAAAACAAATTCATTACTGGCAATACCAAATATCTCACCAATATTACCATTTTCAATGGCTGAAATATCAACTCTTAAATCTAAATTTTGTGGTGTAAAATCAAATCTTGAACCACTTGCATTAGTTACTCTTACTATTATATTATTCATTAAAGCCTTGGATTTGGTTGAAGTGCTGGTTGTATTTGGATTGCGTAATTAAATAACTTTTGTGAAATAGGATTTGTTTTTTCTATGACATCAGCAGAAGTAATTGTGCAGGCTAACCATGAGCTATAATTCTCATCGTAGTAATATACATTAGTGCTGAAAAATAATTCTCTAAGCCAATTTGCTGTTTGAGTATCTAACCAGTCTGAATTTGCTGTCCATGTTTGTTGTATTGTATTATAATATTGTTTATTTCCCCTCCGCGTTCTATCCATAGCAAAAGGAGTTGCTGTTACTGAATATGGGACAGGGTTTTGTTCGTATGATTGTCTGGTTATTGTATTATTCCTATCTAATTGTAAATTAAAGGTGTAATAATCAAATACCCCGTAGTAATTTTTCCATGCTAACCTTATACCCCCATAATCACACTGTTTATAGGTTCTATTTATCCTGAATTGATCCCAAACAGCAACATCATCAATTGTTGGGCCGGAATCTAATTGTGCAAAGAAATATACATTAGCATAACTCCAATTTGAATTGGCCCATGAACTAAATTGTGTATGACCTGGTCCTATTGCTACACTCATTAATCCATATTTGTATCCATTAGCGGGGTCTGAAAAGGTAGCGGTTGAACTCGCCCAAGTATCAGTAGCAACAGCACGAGGCCCACCACCATTTGAAGTTAAATTGTATTGAGTATCAGTCCCTAAAACATTATTTGCTGCATCATACCACAATATTTGATATGCGTAAACATCTTGCGCCTGATTAGTAATACCAAATGTAGCATCATTATTACCTTGTAAAAAAGAGACACCTAATAAATCAGTAGAAGCGAGGGATATTGTGCGTGGCATATCCGTTAAGCATATATTTCTATTAAAAGTAAGAGGTGTTACGGTTGGTGTTGCGGTTGACGGGAACCACTTTGAAGCATTTAATGGGGAAGGTAAATAAGGGCGAGTACCCGTATTCCAGTTATATGAAGTAGCAGATGGAGCCAATTTATCTTGTGGATTTGCTGTACCATTCCAAACAAAATAGAAATTAGAACCACTCACTATAGGATTACCTGCTGAACCTGTATTGCCTGGTGTTAATACGACTGAAGATGATGTTGATGTTCCCCATTCTTCACCAATTCTAACAACATATCTCATTGCTTCAGTTGTAGATATTCTCCACCTACCGGGGTTTATTGATAATGGCACTGAATCAAAAAGTAAATCTTGTAATACTATACCTACATCAAAAACAGAATACCCATTTAAATTAGGTTGTTGTTTTATCCTTTGTAAGCGTGTAGATGGGGCATTAAAGTTTGATATATCTACTACTGTCTTATATTGTGGTCTTGATGATGAATTAGATGTTGCTATAAAAAGATTATTATTATTAGCTACCCCTAATAAGTTTGGTTGTTTTGCTATTGTAATTGCCATATTAATCTACTCCCAGTGGTGTTTTTTCTATATCTTCTTTTATTTTTTTCATTATATCCACCGCACCTTTATTCACTATGTTTTGCATATTATCATTTAAAGCAGAACGTAAGGAAGATTGAATAAAAGGTTTTGGTTTTTTAAATCGTTGCCCCTTTGCACCAATGCTTCTTGCAATAAGATAAGCTAAACCTATTTGAGTAATTTTACCTTGTGGTCGAATTCGCTTTTCTTTAATCCATTCTAATATAGATGATACAGGTGGTGGTTTGCCCGGCCCACGCATTGCCCCATTATCTACCCAAAAACCATATTTTAACATTTGAACTGAAATAGTAATATTAGAATCATTAACTGGTGGTAATAATTTTATAGATTTTGCCAAAGCACCCGTTTTATATGAACCATTCTGCCTTAATTTAGCAATAGAATATTCAATATAATCAGCAGCTAATTGCTCAAGTGCTGGTTCAAGTTGATTCCAATTAATTACATTTGCCATAATTCTATACCTGTGGATATGCGCAATAATCTAATACGCCTGTGTCAGTATAATTAACGGTAGCAACCCATCCCCATACTCTATCATTAAATGCTTCACTAACAGGAGTAATATTATTTAAATTTACCCATTCTCTTTGCTGCTGTGAACCTAAATTCATATAACCAATTATATCATAAATGTATTGTTCGGTGTTTGACATTACTGATAAATAAGTTGAATCATCCAGCGGTGTAATATCTAATGAGTATAATTCAAATGTTAGAGTGCGAGTGCCTGATGTACCAATAGTAGAAATATTCATACCGGGTGAAGTAATAGTTCTTAAAAAGATATATGGATATACTACATTTTGTGTCGTCGAATCTAATTCTTCTAAATCACCATACGCAAATGTATTTATGGAAGCATGATTAATAGATGCTGATTGGAATCGTTGGACAACTTGCGCGTAAGTATTCATAATTTATTCTTCTTCGTTTAATTCTTCATCAATTATGGTAATAGTGCCGGTGATGTTATTATCTTCATCTAATATATTTGTAGTAGTGTAAGTAATAGGTTTTTCTTCACCTACACCATTTTGTGCTACATCCACTACTAAATCATAAGAGCAATTTAATAAAGCAGCTACCTTATTGTAATCATAACCACCAGCTAACCAACTTGCTATTTTAATTCTTAAATCCCTATTTACAGGAGGACAATTTTTGCATGCCATAATTTTTCCTTTATTTTATTTTATATTGATTTGTTTTATTTTTTTGTGCCATTCTTTCTTGATATGCTAAATCCTTTTCTATTGCTAACCAGTTCATTACAAATATATAATTTAAATCCGTGATACTTCTATCCCCGTTAACTGAAAGGATGGAAGTTTTTGATAAGTGATGAATTGTAGCAAACCATCCCCAATGTTTACTGAATTCTTCTTTATCACTTTTTTCATATTCTCCTTCAGGTTCTTTATCATCCCCTTCTTCTCCGTTTCCATTGAATAAGCCTGCGAAGCGCTTATTGTTAGACCTGACTGAAGCAAAAAAAAAGTAAGTGCTCCTAATGCAAATCCAACAGGCAATCTTTCCATTTTTTCTCTTAAACAATATGACTCGGAATAGTTATATTTTTCTAAATCATACCAGTCCCATATATTAGTAATTTGGTTAGAATAAACATTAAAAGTATTTACAATATTCCACTTTAAGCTATTAAATCTATGCTTTTTTATAGGCCTGTATAATATAGAGATTATTTGAGCCATATTTTTTTGAGTATCCTTTGCAAGATTTTCTAAATCCACATACTCACCTAATGTCATTTGCGTAATATCACAAAATCCAAATAACTGTTCTTCAATTTTAATTATTGGAAAAAATTGCGGATTAGCTGTAGTCTCTAATAATTTAGAAAATTCATCATATTCCTTTAATACCTCATTACCCATTTCTCTTATTTCATCTTCACTTTTTCCCAAATAATAAGACATAAAATTGATTGCACGTTCTAGTCCTTCACCTTCCAGCTCTAACCACTTAACATAATCTTTAATCATCACATACTGCATATAATTTCCTTTTGTATAAATATTTTTTTATTGTTTATTTCCTTAAAAAAAAGGGGAGCTTGACGAAGAGCCCCCCTAATGGTTTTAAAATAAGTTAGGGGCGGTTATTTCCCCCAACATATATAGTTTTTTCTTTCTTTTTTCCCAATCCAATTTTGCTGCTTCGCTTAATTTAGCACGCGTTTCAGCTGAAATAGGTGGTTTGGGTTTACCTTTATTTGCTGCACTCATTTTTGCACGATGTTCGGCTGACATTATTTTACCTTTATGCCATTCACTCATTTTAGCACGTGTTTCTGCTGATTTAGGTTTACCTTTATGTGTAACACTAATTTTAGCTTTGGTTTCAGCTGAAAGTGTTTTATTTAAATTAGGTTTTCTTCCTTTTCGTGCTTCACTCATTTTTTGTTTTGTTTCTGCTGAATGGGTTTTACCTTTATTTCCCTCACTAATTTTGGCACGATGTTCTGCTGAATATACTCGCCCAATAGTACCTTCACCACCATCAGTTAAATTACATAATAACCCACCGAACTCACTTCTACCATACAAAACAATAAACTCCCGCTCCTTCTCACAAGCTTGTTCCCATGTTAAGTCATCAAGCATTATTTGGACTTTATAACCATTCTTAGCAATATTATTCCAATGCTGGTTTCTATTAAATTTCCAATGAGCACGTTTCTCTGTTTTCCCAATACCTATATAAAAAGGCTGGTTAGTATCTAATCTTATATGTCTATATAGTACTGCCATAATTAATAATATTTTATTTTATCCATACCACCCACATAAATGTCGCTTCCATGCAATTTATTTCTCGCAGCATTGGCCATTGCTATACTATCTACTATATCATCATGTCCGCCTGGTGGATGTGAAAAATAAATTGTGCCTGATGGACTATACTTATATGTGTACTGCGCAAATTCAGCATAGCATTCCGGCATTAGGTTTTTTGAAGGTAATAATATTTGTGCTGTTTCAATATCATTTATTAATAAACGCACATTTTGGACTTTTATTGTATTATTTGTAAATTGTGGAATTGTTTTTATTCCTGATTTACGGATTAATTCAAACATGCCCTGTCCAACACCGTTTGTCTCCACAATGCATTGCTTAACATTCCAGCGCTTGAGTTCGCGTATGAAAGTATTTCCAGTCTCTTCAAGACTTCTTCCATTAATTCTAATAATTGATACTGTTTCTCCGGACTCTCCAATAATGGAACATACTGCAAAGTCGCTTGAGACAGCAGTATCAATTCCGCTAAAATAATTTCCTGTTGTGTAATCATTCCACCTTTCTATAATACATGCTTCATCCAAATTACGAAATACATCATTACCTGACTCGGAAAATTCTGCAAGATATTCTTGTCTATAAATACTATCAGGTAATGACTTTCTTTGCTCTTCAATAAACCCTAAATCAATATGTGGATTATCAGTAGATGGGCCTGTAAATTGTATATAATCCTCACCTTGCTTATAAAACCACTCAAAAAACCAATTCTTAGAGCGTGGAGTTGATATGATTAAACATTTCTTACCCCTTGCTGAAAGAGTTGGTAGGATTGCTTCTAATACAGTATCCTGGCGAATAAAAGCAGCTTCATCTATAACCATATAATCAAAGCTGAATCCCCTTATTGAATCACCCTTTTCAGCTGAAAGAAATTGTAAGGTTGAACCATTTATGAACTCTAACTTTAATTCACTTTTATTTCCATAACGAATTATTTTATTTGCAGCAGTACTTAACTCATCATATACTTTACCGCATTGCTTGTAAATAGGTGCAATCCAACAACCCTTCATACTTCCCCTCTTTAATAACCACCATAACATCATATTTTGAGCAAGAAGCGATTTACCATATTGACGACCGGTTGATACAACGCAGAACTTATGTGGTGAATCTATAAACCCATCAATTATTCTTCTTTGCCCTTTATGTGGTTTAAATAGGGTTACATCCATCCGTTAATGATTCCATTGTAATGTTGCCCTCTCCTGCATTACTAATGAAGCTGGTGGTGGACAATCACATTCCTTTTTAAAAGCAAATAATAATTCATTAGGGTTTCTATTATTTTCTTTACAAAATTGGATAAATTCTTCACCATCATCCGCATCTATATAAGAAGCATGAGTTCCACATTCATCACATAAAAAAATTAATTTATCTAAATCCTGCTCTTTAAGCTTTACTAATATTTCAGGCTTCATCGGTTTCATCTTTTCCCCATTTTAAATTGATTTCACTATTACCTTCAACTCTAATCTTATCTTCATGTGCACCTGAATACTTAAATACTTGCTCAACCGCTTTTTGTTGTATCTTTTCATCAACCGATTCTAAATGCGAACCAATTTTATTTACAGCTGGGAGTAAGTATGTTCTAAGTATATCTTTCCAAGCGGAATCATACATCTCCCCTGCTTTTAACCAATATTTCGTATAAGTGAGGCCTGATTTATCCCCATAATGCTCTTTACAATATTCCACCCATTTGGGTTGTGTTATTGCCGGTCTTTGGATATATCTTAATTCAAAGCAGGTTCGGATTCTTTCACCCGTTTCAGCTGCTGATAATCTTTCCAATTTACTATTTTTTTTATTTGCAGTTGCAAGACGTTGCTTCTGCTCTTCTGTCCAATTATGCATTTTTGTCCTCCACTATCTTTTTTAATTCTTCTTCATATTGCTCAAAAAGTGAAATTGATATCTGCTGAAAAGCACCATAATTACACTTACATTCCGGAATAAAAACTTCATGCCCCCTTATCAATTCTTGAGCTAATTTGTGCATTGCAAGGCGTTTATAATCTAAATAAGAGTGTGTCATTTCCTTTTTATAAAAGTTTAGGAGCCAGCCTGCGTCTGCTTTGGTGATATTAGTGTTTAACATGTTTTCCTCATTTACAACATTTTTTTAAGAATTATTTATTACTTTTTTTTGCCAATATAGTTTAACTCTTGCACTAATTTTAGCACAATGTTCTGCTGAGCGAGGTGATTTAGGTTTACCCTTAGATGCTTCACTAATTTTAGCTTTGGTTTCAGCTGAAAGTGTTCTACCTAAATTACTTTTTTCTTTTGATATAATACTAATTTTAGCCTTAGTTTCAGCTGAATGAGTTCTACCCTTAGATGCTTCACCAATTTTAGCTTTGGTTTCTGCTGACATTATTTTACCTTTATTTGCTGCACTCATTTTTGCACGAGCTTCTACTGACATTATTTTACCCTTAGCTGCTTCACTCATTTTAGCACGATGTTCTGCTGAAAAAGGTGGTTTAGGTTTACCTTTTTGTATAGCACTAAGTTTGGCACGAGTTTCTGCTGAATGGGTTTTACCCTTAGCTGCTTCACTCATTTTTTGTTTAGTTTCAGCTGATGGATTAAGTATGCCATCACCACCATCGGTTAAATTACATAGTAAGCCACCAAACTCTTTTCTTCCATACAAAGCAATAAACTCCCGCTCCTTTTCACAAGCTTCTTCCCAAGTCAGGTCATCAAGCATTATTTGGACTTTGTATCCGTGCTTATTAACAATAGACTTCCAATGCTTGTTTCTACTATGAATGCTATAAGCACGTTTTTCTGTTTTACCTATTCCTATATAAAAGGGTTCGTTTTTGTCAAGCCTGATATGTCTGTATAATACTGCCATAAGTTTTTCTTCTTTTATATAAATATCTAATTTTTTATTAAAAACCCTTATTTTTTAGTATTTTTTTGTTTTTTTATTCACTAAATATTTTATTCCCACAACTTTTATTAGTGCCCCTTCCAAGCACAATGCTGCTTGCTCAGACAATCCATATGCAAAGACTTCAATGTCATAATGTCCACTATTTTGCTGAACTATATTATACCATTCTTTTGTTCTTCCATGCTTTACTATTGCTCTATTATCACATCCTTTTCCTATATAGAAAATTGTATTATTAATTAGATGAGCATATACATAGTATTTAAAAAAATATTCATTGTTCATTTCCAGCTCCAAGTTATTAATAATGAAGCTTGTATTTACCCTCTCTAAGCGTAGAGAGGGGTTTTCGCATTCCCTAAAGGGAAATGCTCAAACTTCCAAACGTAACTTGTTAAATACTGATATAAATATCTAATTTTTCAGGAAACTTAAAGTTTATAGTGTCGTTGGGGGGTTCGTTTTTCACGAACACCACAACATTCTCCGCCAGGAGAATTATTTAATGCTCAACAACCTTATTACTTAAATAAGTTTAATTATTATTATTAAGCATAAATAAGCCGTATAGCGAAATTGAAAAAAAAATAAATTGTGATTTAGTAAAGCAGTCCTGTCGGATAACCCATATTGTTACATATTCCTAAACAGGCTACGTCTATATTACGCCCTGTTCCTATTGTGTTTTTTACTTATATAAGAATGCGGTTGGGAAATTTCACCCCGGAGTGGTTACCGTATTCATTCTTAATTTCATAAAAAGACAAGGCCCCATTTCGCATATTAACAAAATGGTTCTGCACCCTAACTATCTGTTCTACGGCTAAGCAGAGGCCTGTTGCTCTTTTGCATGCACGTTGCGTTCCCCTGCTGAATTGTGAGCTTTTCGCTCCCGCATAATAGTTACTATTGTTTTTCATTCTTATATAAATATACCCGAAATTTAAAAAACGATATTAAAAAAGGATTAAAAAAATAACTTAGTGTGACAAGAGATGTCACTGTGACTTAGGTAATTTTTGCTTTTTATTGCGGTTGCTTAATCTTTTGCAAATTTTATTCCATTTTATTTTTCAGCATAATGCTTTTCAACAAGGTGTTTAACCCATTTTGGAATCCATCCAATTACGATTACCCAAAAGGTTATTATAAACACTATTATTTCTTTTTCAGTCATTTTTATTCCTCCATACAGTTTTTACAGGTTTCTTTAATTCTATCATAGATTTTTTGAAACTCTTGCGGCAAAGTACCTTTTGGTAAGCCGTAAGTTTTTGTTATTTTCCGTAAACTCATTCCATCAAAAAAATGTAACTGTATTAAACGAGCTTCATACCACCCTAATTTTTTTATTTCTCTATCAATGCATTTAATCATTATTTCTTTTGGTTCTTCTTCTTCAATAGATGGATTACCCAAAATAGGTACATTTCTTGTATAATATGCACGATATTTTCTAAAAAATGGTGATGAACCTGATTTAATTTGCATTGATGCTACCCTGAATAAGAAGTTTTGTATTTTATCATCCCTCAACATCTGCTCTTGCATAACAATGTCTTTATTTAGGAAAGTTTCTATGCATATTTGTAATAAATCATCAGCATAACCTGACATTTGACCATTAGCAATATTTTGTTTAAAGTTCTTGCGTAAATTTTGATAATTGGCTTCAAACCAGTCATTTATTTCGTCTTTCATCTTATATAAATATTAAAAAATAAAAAAAACATTAAAAAAATAACGAAAAAATACAAAAATTCATATCGTTTTTTAAAAAACTAACTATTTATTATTAAACCAACACAGTTATGTTAAACTTAATTAAAACAACCATTATGAAAGGAAACAATGTTAAAACTGTGCAAAAAATGCGAAAATTATCACCCAATAACCAACTTTTCTAAAAAAACTAAAAATAAAGATGGGCTGCAAGATTATTGTAAATCATGCAATAAAATTGACAATCATAAATTTAGAATATTAAAGCCTGATTATAAACAAGAATGGGATACTAAAAACCCTGGTGTTCAATCAAAGATTTTTAGAAATTGGTGCAAAAATAACGCAGAAAAATTAAAAGAAATACAACAAAGACATATTAATAGCTGGGGAGCAGGGGTTTATGAAATAAAAAATATCGTAACGGGAGAAAGATACATAGGTGCTTCTAAAAAATTAAGAATACGATATACTGAACATTTTACTGGTAATGAAAAAATATCCAACAAAAATTTACAGGCTTCTATCAAACATTACGGAAAAAACTTATTCCAATTTAAAATATTAGAAAAGGTTGCTGATACGAATTTATTACTTAAAAGAGAGAGATATTGGATTGGGAAAGAAAAGCCGGAATATAACATATACCTGTATCATCAACAATAAAAAAAAGGGGAAATAAAATGAATAACTTTTGGGAACAAATTGATTATAATAAAGCACGAAAAGTATTAGTAATACCAAATATAACTAATTCTAGAAATATCGAAAAAGATTCTTTTGTAGATGTAATTTATAACCACATTAAAGCATTAGAAAAATATGGCAATTACTATTGGCATATATTAATTCCTACAGGAAATATTACAAAAAAACTAAACTTACCAAATGTAAAGCAGTATCAAATTGATATTCCAGGTGATATGCTTAATCAAAGAGCATTTCCATCTCCCAAGCTTATTGATTTATTGCGAGATATTGATTATGATATAATTTACTCACATTTACCAGATTGGCCACAAGTTCATCGTTATCGTAAAACAGCAGATACTAAAATAATTGGTTACTGTCATTGGTGGGAAATGAAATTATGTAATGGACCTGATAATAGACCAGGTAAGCCTAAATCATTATGGTTTCAAATGCAGATATTAGGAGCATCTAAAATGGAAGTCCTATATGTAAATACACATGAACAAAAAAGAAGAGTATTAGAAGAAGCAAGTGAAACATTTAATACTGCTTTTATTTCTAAATTAGATAATATAATTAAAGTATGGCATTTAGGTGTACCTGAAGAAAAGATATTAAATAAAGCGAATACTGAAAAAGAAAATATAATTGTATTTAATCACAGGCCTGCCGGATATAAAGGTTATCCAAAGTTTATGGAAATGATGGAAGAATATTATAAAAGAAGGCAAGATTTTGTAGTATGGGTTACTCAGTTAGATGGAGAAGTTCCGCATAAATGGATTAAAATAATTAAACCTTTAAGTAAAGAAACTTATTATCAAGAATTACAAAAATGTAAGGTTGGTATTCAAATGAAGCAGACACATTATGGTTGGAGTATTGCTGCAACCGATTGTATGATGAATGGAACACCGGTTATTTTTCAAGAATCACCAAATTATTATGAGTTACATCCCCATGCACCTTTCTTCAAAAATAAAAATGAATTCTTCCATTTGCTTGATAAAATGTTAGATGATAATTCATTTAGACGTGCAGAAGAATCAAAAGCACTTATTCGTTCTAAAGAATTATTTGCTGAAGAAGATATTATGATTAAAGAATTACACCAAAGATTGGGTGGATAATTTAACTTTTATGTTTATCTATCTTTTCTAATATTTGTTGTAGTAATCCAGCCTTTATATACCCTGCTCTTGAGGCATTTTTAAGGGCGCTAATCAACTGAAATATAACGAATGGTAATATAATAGTTTCGCTTAAAAAGAACACTTTAAAAGCCCTCTCTGTGATTAATACGGTGGCAAGTATAACACACCAAACTGCTGTATTTCTTATTACATTGAGGGCTTTATTTGTTTTAAATCCTTCCCTCTTACTACCGGCAATTATACCAAATACTCCATCTAAAAACATTACTGCAATAATAGATAAGAATTGCTCAGCATTATCCATAACTAATATTTGTAAGTAAGAGCATATAAATGCTATTAGTCCTGCAATTCCAGTTGCTGTTATTTCAGTTTTCATATGTTATTCTTCTTCGGTTGTCAGTAATTGATATATAACATCATTTATGATATTTTCATCTGTTGTTTCTAATTTATCTATTAGTATGCTATATAATTCATGATAGTTTGATTCACCCTTCACATACATTATATCATTTGCTTCTACAAATAGTTTAAGCATTCCAACTAATTGTCCAATTTGATTATCTAACTCATCCATAATATTCTTTCATTTAATATAAAGCGTTCCAAGTTGTTCCATCCCAAAAGAAGGGCTTAGGAGGTATAGAAGAAGATACCATAAAAGAACCTGTAGGGATATTTGTTGTAGGTAAAGGATGATGTGGTGTAATAGCAAGTATAGGAGCTAAACCTAAGGAAGAAGAAATATGAATTGAAGCAGAAGGCGTTGTAATACCAACCCCAATACTTCCAGTAATATTAACTACGCTACGTTGTACCCCACCAAATTCCCAAGTTTGTAATAGTTTACTTCCTGTTCCTGCTGTTGTAGCGTGGGTAGCATTTACTCTTAATACAGTATAACCACTCCCACCAGTAGAACTTTGGTTAGCATTAAAGGTTACAGACATCGGGTTTTGTATAGCGGTTGCTGATGTGCCACCCATTGTGACATTAAACAGCTCACTATTGCCTGTACTATCTCTATTAACTGAGGATACGCTACCAAATCTCCATTCACTACCATTAGCTGCAAATCTTACTGAGCCACCAAATGCTGTTCCTGTTCCTTGAACATCTAAATCAAATCCTGATGTTGGTGCCACTCCAGTTCCAGCAAAAAATACTGCGCTACCGCTTCTAATATTTAATATGTTTTGTGAGCCGCTTGTTACTCTAAGAAAATCATTACCATCTGAACCTGATACATGAAGGCGAGCTAAAGGGTTTGTTGTTCCTAATCCTAAACTACCACTACCAGTCAATCTTAATTTTTCGGTTAAACTATTAGAAGCACCAGCAGCAATAGGACCGAAAGTAGAAATAGTTATAGGATATCCTTGCCCACTAACCAATCCTAAATCAGTTATTCTACTATTACCACTCCCCCAATCAATATATCGTGTACCATCTAATGCTATATTACCACCTGCTACATGTAATAATTCTCTTGGTGTTGTAGTTCCAACACCTACTCTACCACTACCACTTATAGACATTATAGTACTACTACCAGTAATAAAATCTAATCTTGTTTGTCCAGTAGCACCTGTATTTTGTAGGGCGATTGTACCATTATCACTTGAGTTATTTAATCTTACTTGCTTTCCAGTTAAAAATACAGTTGCACCCGTTCCATTGGGACTTATATTTAAATTTGCATTAGTACTTGTAGTTAATCCGGCAACACCATTTTGTTGAGATATAATTAGAGAATTACCATTTCCAGCGTATCTAAATTCTGCTATATTTTGGGTGAATGGAGAAACACCTGCTCCTTGAACAAATAATGCTGCCTCATCTGATGTTATTCTTGTTTGCCTATCATCCAACACCACCAAACTTGCGCTTGCATTGCTGTTTTCTACTCTAAGTGCTGTTGTTGCGGATGTTGCTCCACTACCTCTAATTTCTAATCTCGCGGAAGGGTTTATTTTGTTTATACCAACATTACCATTACCTAAAAAGGTCATTTCTTTTACACTATCTGTCTCATTATTAATAGTCAATCCACCATCTAAATGTCGTATTGAATAAGTATCTTGCCCTGCTCTATTTAATAGATAACCATAACCAGAGGCACCACTACCACTAACTTGTATAAAACCATCTCTAACATCTAAACGTTGGGTTGGGGATGTTGTTCCAATACCTACATTACTTGTTGGGGTTATTTTAACATTATTTGTAAATGTAGAGCCATTCCAACTTCTTAATAGCATACCACCATCGGTACTATCACGATGTATGTTGGGGAATGTGGCCCCATTAGCATTTATACTAACACCAGTACTCCCATTAACAACTAAATTATGGACAGGTGTTGCAGTTCCAATACCTACATTACCACTGCTACTAATATGAACTCTTACTGAACCACTTGTTTCTAATTGTAAATCTTGAGTATCGTTAGTGCCTAAAAGTGCCGTAGCCCCAAATGAGTTGCCACCTTGTAAAAAAGCCCCACTTAGGAAAGATGCGGTTTGAGCATTAACCGCATTTGAAGCACTTTGGGCCCAACTTGCGGTTACTGATATATTGGATATACTTGTCCCATCACCCTTTGCCAAAGCATTGGATGCGGTTATTTGTACCAGGTCTTGGTAACTATTTTTTATGAATTGTGGTCCTAAGTTCGCCATATATCAATTAACACTCTCTGCAGCCAGGGTAAAATATATCACTTCCGTATGGCATATATGGGTAGCGTGAGTCTGCCATTCTCATACCAGCTCTTTGAGCCTGTCTTTGCCATTGATTAAACCTTGATGTAACGAATGGAGAGCGATAACCTGTCTGATAATCCGGGTAGGCCTTCCAAAACTCACCATTATTATTTAACTCTGGAAAGTCATTTTGGTTTTGTATTAAGTATTGTGTAAGTTTATTTCCGTAAAATTGCGACTTATTGTCAGCCAACTGCCTCTTTTTCTCAAATAGTCGTTGGTCCACATTGATGCTATTTTCACCACCTGTTGGGGTTAGCAAACCATTGTTGCGTGGTCTTAAATAGATGTATTCCAGCGACTCCCAGTATGATGCCCATATAAGGTAGGGGACAATAAAAGAGTTTACAAGCGTTAAATATACGCCAGCTAAGGTATTGTTATCAATGTCATTTATTACTCTCTGATATAATGCAGTGCTTATCAAGCGTTGTAAATACACATCTTGCGCAGTTGATATAGCTGTTGTTAGTAGTTTTGCATCTACATTGTTATTCAGGTCTGTAAATGACCGCAATTTGGTTTCTGATATAATAAGTGTTTCAGTCGGTGGGTAGCTCATACTTTTTCCGTTTATATAATTTTTTAGATGGTGTTATTTTCTCTGTCATTTTAATGCCGATATGTCGGTTCGCTTCACCAGCACTCCAACCACCATTAAAGTTTAATTTCTTCTTCATTCGTTACCCCCAAAAAAGCATCAATTTGCTCTTTCGACAATCCGAACCCAGCAGCTAGCATTGTTTTAGCTTGTTCAAGTGTAATCTTATCTTGCCCATAATGCCTCACTATCCTCATCAGGTTTTGATATTGACGTCCGCTAAGGGTTCGCATTACCTCATTGGATGAAAGCTCAACAGCGTCGCTCGTTTGC